AGGCGGGCGTTAGCCTCAATGGAAACAATACCGTCAATAGTTCGGCGCCAGTCTTCTTCAAGGGCGATGACGCCCACATTGTCTTTGGTGTTCTTGACCAACCAGTGTTCGATCTCACGGGTGACGCTGGATTTTCCTAGACCAGTACCTCCCGTAAGGGTTACCAACTCACCCTGACGCAACCCCTCAAGCTTGTCGTTGAGGCCCTGCCACGGGTAAGGAATAGACGGCTTGCGCTGTCGATTAATGTAGTTGTCAAAGTTTTCGCTAACATTGATAACGCCAGAGGGGGTATAAAGTTTAGCGCCCCACCAAGCATTCATAAAGGCTTGGCTCTGGCCCTTGCGCAGCATGTCGTTAGCATCTTTGTAGTCTTCGGGCAACGAAACAATTCGTGCCTTCCCAGGCTTCAAGATTCTAGCAACCTTTCGTGCTGCCTCACGCCCCGGCTTGTCGTTGTCAAAACAAATGACGATGTTGTCAAAGGATTCCAAAAACTCTAGAGCTTCTTTGATATCCCGGTCAGCAGCTTGGGCACCATTCTTAACAGAGACCACGGGCCATCTGGACCCCATCAATTCATAGGCCGCCATTGCATCACACTCGCCTTCAACAACCGTGATATATTTGCCGCCCTGCTGAAATGCCTGGGAACCAAACAGCCCCGTGCCTCGGGGACTACCATTCCAAATAAAACTTTTGTCGGCTGTCTTGCGAACCTTGTGGCTCACGGCCTCGTTGTTAGCGTAGTAAGGATAGCTATGCTCAACGATCTTGCCGCTTGAATCTTTGACAGACCGAACACCATATTTCTTTGCCGTTTCTAAAGAAATGCCCCGATCACTCAGGGCATAAAACTCACCAGCGGTAGAGTCGTTCATCTTGTTTCTCTGATAAGTAGAGAAGTCAGTCACGTTTTCTTCACCTCGCATGGCGGCTTCATAGTCCTTCATGAATTCGCCGCATGAAAAACACTTGGCCGATCCATCATCATTTACTGCAACCGGATCGTGACCACCACACTTCGGACAAGCAACATGAGTCTTGACAAAAGGCAAAGGTATTACTCCTCTGGTTGTGCCTCTTCGATTAGTGCTTCATCAGTTAGATACTCTTGAACCTTGGAATGCAGCGCAAGAACTGCTGCTTGCCGTAGGGTCAGGGTATCTTGAACAACGTTGAAGTCTTGCTGGGCGATGGCCAACAGGCGGAATGCCTGCTGACCTTCGGCAGAAAACTTATCAACGTCATAGGTTTTATCATCGACATGATAAGTGTTGCTCATTAAAGTTCTTCCTCTTCTGCTTCGACGTCAAAAGCGCTAGCGGCTGAGCTAGCTCCATTATACTCTACAAGATCGATAACCTGCATGGCCTGGAAGTCTAGACCCTTAAAGGTTTGTCCTTTCCATGTGGTTTCCCATTCTTTGCAGAGAACCTTAACCCGTGAACCATTACCTACCTCAACGTTCATGGGCTTCTTGTAACGATCAACAAGCTCAGGGGCTGAATTGATTTCCCCGTTGGACTTGTTAACCTTACGCTTGATGACAAGGGCCGTCCCCTCGTCCATTTCTTTTACCGGAAACCCACGGGACTTAAAGTCTTCCGCAAGGTCCGGGGCAACAACAAGATTCACAGAATAGCAGGGCGTGAATCGGGTGTTAGGGGTGGTGACAAAAGACCAGTAAGCGTAGCCTTCAATAACTGCCATAACATTTACCTCGTATAAAGATGATCAATAAACAAAGGAATCTGAGCAAGAACAAAATCTTCTGTTACTGCCATTCCCGACTTGCTCGACTGCATTTTACACCAACTCGTGAACCGTGTCAACACCTCCTCGCTTGGTCGCTGCACACCTAGCATCATAACGAAAGCCCGTGTGAAAATATCATCAATGATCTCTTCAGTTGTTAAGCCTTCGTAGTCATTCATTAGTCCATACTCATGGTAGATGACAACAGGATATTCATCTTAGCTGTATCCAACATGAAGTTGAATTCATCAACAGTCATATCAGATGCGATGTATACGTTGTTGTCTACTTCGGTTATAAGTATAAAGCCTGTGTTAGCTTCGGGGTCTTCGGCTGCACCTCCTAAGTTTTCTAAACACTCATGAATCTTTTCAATCAATGGCCGCTTGGCCGGTTCATCTTTCTTTCCAAAACTACCTTCAATGATTTGCATTAATGTCCCGCCTTAAATTCTCGCATGGTTAGTAGCCGAACAGCCTTAGCTTCTTCGGGTTTTACAATCTGTTTAAAGATGTTGTGTGCATCGTACATTTCTTTAAAGGTTCCTGAAGCTAAGACAACTGGCTTAGTAAAGGCGCCAACATCTTTGATGTTAGCTGCAACCACCCAGGTATCTCCCAGCCCCTTCACAATCTCTAAAGATTCGTTGATAAAGTCCACTGTCTTCTGAAGAATATCCGTTGCTCTCATTATCGGTCGCCTCCTGATCCGAGTAGAACTCCTCGCATTTTCCGGTCTTGGAGTTTTTTAAGATTGATTTCTGCGACTTCTGAAAGGTTGATTCCGTTACGCCGGAGTAACACAGCCAAGTTCCAGAGGACGTCCCCGGCTTCGGAGACAACCTTGGATCGGAAGTCAGGCTGAGTGCTATCACCACGCAGCATAGGTTTAACAAACAAGTCTGCAAGTTCTGCGGCCTCCACCATCAAGGATGCAATGGGATAAAAATCATTCTTGAAGATTGCAGTTTCAACTGCTTGGTCTTGATAGCTGTCGATGTTCATTTCTTGTCCACTACTTCAATAACAACATCAACCTTTTTTCCAAGCTCATAGAAAGTACATCCTCCGAAAGGCGAGCCATCTATACACAACCAATCAGTAATATCATCCATGCTCCCTACGCAGAAGTCTTCATCTTCGGTTATTACTACATAGGTTTTATCACTCATTCTTCACTCTCCTGATAGAAGTCAATCAACATATCAATGTAGTGCCGTGCTTTCTTCAGGTCTTGAATACCCCCCTTGTCCTTGTAACGTGTCACATACTTTACCACGTTTGCTTGGCAGGCGTCAAGGCCGTTGATCATAGCATATTCAATAGGCTGTATTGCATGTTTCTTGTAGTGGTCGCCGCCTTCCTGGGTGATAAGGCTTTTGAAACCACGCGCTGCCATATCTTCTGCCCTGCTCTTTGCTGCCATGTCGCTCCATTCCTGCGGCGTAATGTCATTAATCTTTCGGTGGGGCATTGCGTCCTCCTTCTAACCAGTTTAATAGGGCCCTTCCAGTGACCAACATGATAACAAACAACACAAACCAAATCAAGTAGAGCATGGTACTAAGCTTCAAGCCAATCGATTTCATGCATGATTTCAATGTATTCAGCGCCATCATATTCATGAATCCTAAACTTTGTTCCTTCAGGTACCCACTCAACGACAAGGTCTTCGATGCCTCCAATGTTGAAGTCCTTACCATACTTGTCCTTGAGGTGGTGTTTAATTACTTTGTATTTCTCCGGGTTTTGGTACCACCTGGGTTTACTAACTATCTCAATCACAAAAGGATCAAAGACACATGAAGGATGTTCTTCATTGGATGTTAAGTAACCAGCACCATGATAAGGGCTAACCAACACAGCAACATTACCTTCATCATCTAACACCTTTTGTTCAATCATCTTTGATCTCTTCATCAGGGTTTGAATAATAGTTATGAATTACAAAGGCTGCTGCGATTACTTGAGATAAACATGCATCGTTGTAAGTAGGATTAGTGTAGCTATATAATCCCAACCTACCGCTTCTAATTTCAGAAAGACTAGAGTCTATAACACGCTTCATTTCTTTAAGAATAATTTGACTAATACAATCATCTGTTATTTCTATTTTCATAAGAGTCTCCAAAGAATTCAATATATTCTTTCTTCTCGTTCCAGCACCGCTTCATGATATCGCCACGCTGCCGATCTGTCAAGCGCCGCCAGTTGGCTATCTCATCTATATATCTGTAACAACCTTTACATTGTCTGGTTACTTTATCTAACTCGCAGACTCCAACGCAATTGGTTTCCATGTCATAGGTCTCCCGGCTTTAGTCCACTCCTTATTCTTTAAAGCATAGTATTGTTTGTAAGCAGCTACGCTGTCGCCCGGAACCTTACATTCATCGGGCATACACTGCGGCGGCTCAACGAAACCACAGTCTAGCAGGTCCTGTGGCGGCCTGTCAAGGGTGAAAGCACAGGTACCAAAGCTCTTGTGTACCTTGTTGTAACGGGCTTTGTATTCGCCACACAGGCCGATAAAATGTTGATACAGCCAGTCATAATGTCTGGTACTTTGACGGACCCACACAGCACTGGGGTGGTTCTTGTGTGTTGATTTGTAGGGTGCCGAAGAACCTAATTCATGATGGGCCGTTGATAAAAGCTGCGCAGATTCTAAGATCATCTTAACAACATGCCGATCACACTGAAGTGTTGCGGCTTCGAAAGGATCAGAATCTAGATAGAATATATTCATGACGATGCCAGCCTCCCGGCATTAAGGATTGCAAACCAACAAGCATCCTGGGCTTCTTTGTATTTCTCTTCTTCGATCAGGCCATAGGCCTCAGACAAACCATCAATGGCGATGTTGTAACGGGCAGTGAGGTTCTGGATTATGGCTTCGTATTCTTCAGGGGTTTTATGCATCACTCCTCCTCCAACACCTTAATGGCTTCCTCCCCCCTGCCTTCTCGGATCAGGCGAATAGCGCGCTCTTTGGGGGTTTCCACAAATTGCCATTCACGCCCGTTGATTGTGCCCTGAACGTCGCCCCAGACGTTGCCCAAGACGTCGCCTTTGACACTGCCAAAGACGCTGCCATAAACATTGGCCCAGACGCTGCCTTTGACGTTGCCTCCAACGTCGGCACAGACGCTGCCCCTGACGCAGCCCTGAACGTCGCCCCAGACGTTGCCAATGACGCTGCCACAGACGTTGCCAAAGACGCTGCCATAAACATTGGCCCAGACGCTGCCTTTGACGTTGCCTCCAACGTCG